CGTCCCGAGTTAGCGCGGCTTGCCGGTGTCGGTCAATCGACAGTGGGCCGGGCAATGGCGCACCTGGTCGCCACGGGCGAGGCGGAAATGCTGGAGGCGCGGTTTCCTCTGGCGGCGCAGTACCGGAGGGTGCGATGAACGCTCATCAGACGCGCATAGAGGCGTTTCTAGCCCGCGTATCTGCGATGGGCCTGCACAGTACCGGCCAGCCAAATTATCGCCTCTACGGCGATTTAAAGCGGGATCTGGAGCGGGACCATCCTGGCCTGCATCCGTCAGTGTATGACCGCGTGATTGCTGCGATCAGTCGGGCGGCGGGGGTTTGAATGGCGGCGTACCTTCGCGTCAAGAATTGGGAGCAGTTCCAGCATTACGCGGATCGCTCCCCGCCGTGGATCAAGCTGCACAGGTCCGTTCTGGACGACTACGAATTCAGTTCCCTACCCGATGCGAGCAAGGCGCATCTGATGTTGATCTGGTTGCTTGCAAGCAGCAATGACGGGCGTATCCCGAGCGACCCCGCGTGGTTATCGCGGCGGTTGGCCACGACGGAAACGCCCGATCTGGAGGTGCTTGTAGCGGCTGGATTTTTGTTACCGGAGCACGACGCAAGCGCATCGCTAGCGCCATGCAAGCACGATGCTAGCAAGGTGCTAGACCTCGCGCGCTCGCGAGAGAAGAGGAGAGAAGAGAAGAGCAGAGAAGGCGCGTTCGCGACCTTTTGGCAGGCATATCCGAGGCGCAAGAGCCGAGGGCAGGCGGAGAAGGCGTTTGCGAAGCTAAACCCGAGCGAGCAGCTTTTGTCGGCAATCCTTGCCGGCTTGGAGCGGGCCAAGACCTCGGAGCAGTGGACTCGCGACGACGGAAAGTTCATCCCCTACCCGGCAACGTGGTTGAACGCGAAGGGGTGGGAGGACGACGATTCGCCGGCCGTTGCTGCCAGCGGTTCGGAGCCGTGGGCGGGGGCGATATGAGGGGGCACGACGACCTGGTGCAAGCCCGCCTCGAACGCTGGCCGGTCGGTGGCGTCGATATCGTCGTTGATGGCCTGCCGGGCTTTGATCGGCGGGGTAGGGCGGTGTGGTTCTACCTCTCCGTCGAACCCGGCGAGGCGGCAGGTCTCGATCTTCGCGGGTGCCACGGGTTGCCGGTGTTCGTTCACGCGCCGAGCTACGCAGTCGGCTGGCCGTTCGTTGACCGGGCGAACGAGTTTGAACCGTTGTTCCTTGCCTTGTGTGCGCCGGAGGTTGTCGTGCGATTCGACGGCGGGAGGATCGAAGAATGGGCAATGTAGTGCCGCACCAGTTGCTGGTCGGCGACGACTTCGCCGAGTACATGCACGCCACCGAAACGCAGGCGAAGGTGATCCCGGCGTCGAACTACCGGGATTCCCTGAAGCGTGCGCTGTTCGATCCTGCAAAGCCTGTGCCGGGTCTGCCGTGGTCAAAGACACTGGAGCACATCGGGTTCCGTCCGGGCGAGGTGTCGCTGTGGGCCGGCACGAACGGGTCGGGAAAGTCCATGCTGCTGTCGCATGTGGTGCTTGGGCTTCTGAGGCAGCGCGAGCGGGCCTGCATTGCCAGCTTCGAGATGAAGCCGGTGCGCCAGTTGGAGCGGATGGCGCGGCAGACAGCGATGAACGCTCGGCCGTCGGAGCAGGCAATCGACGATCTGTGCGACTGGCTCATGGGCAAGCTGTGGATGTACGACCAGCAAGGGACTGTGAAGCCGGAGATGGTCTACGCGGTCTGCCGGTATGCGTCGGACAAGTTGCGCTGTTCGCACATGGTCATCGACTCGCTGATGAAGTGCGTGCGCGGGGAGGACGATTACAACGCGCAAAAGGACTTCGTTGACGAGTTGACGGCTATCGCTCGGGACACCGGGCTGCATGTCCACCTCGTCCACCACGTTCGCAAGCCTGACGACGAAAGCCGCGTGCCGTCGAAGTATGACGCGAAGGGCAGCGGGTCGATCAGCGATCAGGTCGATAACGTGTTCATGGTCTGGCGGAACAAGCCGAAAGAGCACATCAAGGGCCGGCAGGAACGCGGGGAACGGGTGTCGGAGAAGGAATTGGAGAAGCTGGACGCGCCGGACGTTTTGCTGGCGTGCGAGAAGCAGAGGAACGGGGATTTTGAGGGCCGGATAAGCCTGTGGTTCCACGCCGGGGCTTTGCAGTATTGCGCCGATTCCAACTGCCGGCCGTCGGAGTTGATCGAGTGACCTGCCAAACCTGCCGTCACATGGACGCCAACGAATGAGGCTCAAGGTCGTCAGCATCAGCGGCGGCAAGGACAGCACGGCTTGCGCGCTGCTGGCATTAGAGCGGCACCGGGCAGACGAAGTGCGCCTAGTGTTTGCCGACACCGGCAACGAGCACGAGCAGACGCTTGAATACGTTCACGACTACCTTCCTTCTGTTCTCGGGATTCCGGTGCATACGGTACGCGCCGACTTCGCCGCGCAGATGACGCGCAAGGCGGCATTCGTGGCGACAAAATGGCGCGAACAGGGAATCTCAGAAGATAGGGTTATGCGCGCAACTGAAGTGTTGAAGCCGACCGGCAATCCGTTCCTTGACCTGTGCATTTGGAAAGGACGCTTCCCGAGCCGCATGGCGCAGTTTTGCACCCAGGAGCTTAAAACTCTCCCGCTGACCGAGTGGCAAACCGACCTGATTGACGACGGATATGAGGTCGAAAGCTGGCAAGGCATCCGTGCCGACGAATCGCCGCGTCGTGCGATGCAGCCGGAGCGGGAGGACCGTGGTGGTGGACTGACGATCTATCGGCCGATCCTGCAATGGACCGCGCAGCAGACGGTCGATTACGTCCGGTCGAAGGGATTAGTTCTGAATCCGTTGTACAGCCAGGGAATGAGAAGGGTCGGGTGTATGCCGTGCATCAACGCTAGGAAGGACGAAGTGCTAGAGATCGCCAAGCGGTTCCCGGAGCACATTGATCGGATTGAGGCATGGGAAGTGGCGGTTAGCGAAGCAAGCAAGCTCGGCGTGTCCAGTTTTTTCCACGCTTCCGATGGGTCCGTGTTGAGTGGTCAAAGCAACATTCGTAGCGTTGTCGAGTGGGCCAAGACCAGCAGAGGCGGGAGGCAGTACGAAATCATGCGAGCGGACGATTTTGAATCGCCTGCATGTGCGTCGGCGTATGGACTTTGCGAATGACGACGAAATGTGATTACTGCGGTGGCGAGATAAGCACTTGTGACGGTGCGTGCAATTGCGACGATTGGCATGTACCGCCACGGCCTTTCGATGAAGATAAGAAAACGACGACGGAGGATGCGCAGACAACGCAGTCAGACCAGGGGCCGAACGCATGATCTGCCGCACCTGTCAGCACTGCGACGCGAAAACCTACGCCGTGCCGATCTGCGTCAAGGCCGCTAGTCCGCAGGCGTGCGTCCTGGTGCTGCGCCGTGTAGCGGAGCCGTGTCCGCATTGGGTGAAGCGGTGAGACGCCGCGCAAAGGTGGATGGCAACCACGGAGAGATTGTGGACGCGCTGCGTCGCGCCGGAGCGTCGGTAATCAGCCTTGCAGCCTGTGGCGGCGGAATCCCCGATCTCCTGGTCGGCCACAGGAACAGGACAGCGTTAATCGAGGTCAAGAATGGCTCCCTGCCGCCGAGTGCGCGTGGTCTGACGCTAGATCAGCAGATATGGCACGCCGAATGGCGCGGCGGAACGCTGGCGGTTGTGTGCGACGTGGAAAGCGCGCTGCGGGTGCTGAAGGTCATGGAGGCGTAATGGACACCTGGGAAGCCAACGCCAAGCTAAACGACGCCGCCGTGCAAATCACAGGCGAGCGCCACTGCCGGTCGTGCGACAAGTACCGGAAGGTGGAAGGCGGGAAGTGGCACATGCAGTCGAATGGTCACAAACGCTGGCGGTGCAAAACGTGTACGCAGCGCAAGAATGAGGCGGGGTTTAGGTGAAACAGGATTTCGACAGTTCGGTGCCGGTGCATGAGCAGCTTCTACGGGTTGCGAAAGCGAAGGAACCGGGACGCAAGCATCAGCATCGGCCGGGGATTCGGTTTCTTGAGCGCAAGAAACTCACGGCAAAGCGTCGCAGCGCAATGTTGAAGGCGAAGCGCCAGCGGTTCACTGAGGCTGTTGCCGCCTATTGGCGCGGGGAGCGGGAAACGTACCCGAAGCTGACATGAAGAAAGATTGCGGAACCGTGGCAAGCGCCACCGCTAAACAGGCGACCGCCGGGGGTTACTACCGGGGTACTGCTGTGTACGCAGGGACGGAAGAAAGCTGCAAGGGCTACGGCCGTCGCAGTCCTGCGGCACGAGTGGTCCGGCACACTGCTGGCGTCGGGCTTTCCGGGCGGACGGAACAAGGCAATCGCGGGCCGGGCACCGTCGGAGCGGGGGTAGCGTCCCGCACGCAATCTCTTGGCGTCCAAAAATGAAAACCCTCCTACTCGCCGCGCCGCTCCTGAGTGTGTTCGCGTACATCGCAGCGACTGCCGGCCTTCTATCTGCACTAGTAACGCTCGGCGTGGCTATTGCCGCAGTGACTGTGGCTGTGCTGCTTTGGGTGGAGTTTTGGCGGCCGTGACCAACCGCCGAATCCGCGATCGGATGCTAGCCGAGTACCTAGCAGCGCAGCGCCGGAAACGGAACCGGGAGCGCCAGCCTGAGCCGACGCCGGAGCGGGTCAAAGATGGCGAGGCGCGCAGGCGGATCGAGGAAATGGCTGACGAACGTGAGTTGAAGGAGCAGACGGAATGGCTGTAAATCACTTTGCAGTCGGGGGCTGAATGACCGATGCTGACCTGCATGTGCTGTACGTCGAATGGGCGGCATGGTGCCGGTCAAAGCGCCTGTTTGCGCCGAGTCCAAATCCGCAATCCGTTATTGGGTGCCTGGTCAAACCGCCGTCCGGGCGCGACGGAGACGGCCGGCTAGACTCGCAGATAGCGGCGCTGCACCAAGCAATCATCGGTATCGAGACACGGGACGGTCAGATCATCAGGTTTGAATACCTAGTGCGACCCTATCGCCGGCCAAAGGTGCCGGTCAAACGGATTGCCGGCGCGCTCGGTTTTTCCCGGCAGCGGTGGTATCAACTGCTGAAGGATGCTCGCCGCAGGGTGTACGAACACGCGCAGGGGTTGACACAATAACTCTCGCGGTCCCTTGTCAAAGAATGCGAAAATCGCTAGTGAATCTATACGCTGAAGAACTGTCGGCGTAGCGGTTCAAACTCTCCTGTCGGTAGTTCTTCGGCTCGCTTCGGCGGGCCTTTTCTTTTGGCGTGACCGCGCCGCAATCATGGGTAGACCAACCATTTTCAGCCAAGAGTTAGCGGACGCGATTTGCGCTCGGCTAGCGGAAGGGGAAAGCCTGCTGTCGATCTGCCGGGACGATGGTATGCCGGCGGAAAGCACTGTGCGCCATTGGGTCGCAGAGGACCGCGAAGGCTTTTTTGCGAAATACGCCCACGCGAGAGATATCGGGCTGGATCATCAAGCCGACCGGATCATCGAGATTGCCGATACCGAGGAAGATCCAGCGCGGGCGCGTGTCATGATCGACGCGCGGAAGTGGCATCTGTCGAAGATGGCTCCGAAGCGGTACGGGGAGAAGGTCACTACCGAGATAAGCGGGCCGGGCGGCGGGCCTGTGCCGCTGTCTATGCAAGTCGAATTCGTCGGTGCTAAAGGCGCAGTTTCCTGAGAAGCTCGCCTTCCTGTTTCGGCCGGCGCGGTACAAGGTCGCTCACGGTGGCCGAGGGTCCGCGAAGTCCTGGGGCTTTGCTCGGGCGCTGCTGATTCAGGCGGCGCAGCGGCCTATCCGGGTGCTGTGTACGCGCGAGGTGCAAATCTCGATTGCGGACTCGGTGCACAAGCTGCTGGCGGACCAGATCGTGAACATGGGCCTTGAGTCCATATTCACTGTGCAGCAAACGTCGATTTTTGCGGCGAACGGGTCGGAGTTCATCTTCGCCGGCTTGCGGACGCAGGACATCAACAAGATCAAGTCGTTTGAAGGCGTTGATGTTGTCTGGGTCGAGGAAGGCCAGGCGGTCAGCAAGAAATCATGGGATGTGCTGACCCCGACGATTCGCAAGCCCGGCTCTGAGATTTGGGTCAGCTTCAACCCTGACCTTGAAAGCGACGAGACGTACCAGC